TTTGGTTGAATTGCTGTAGTTAGACTTATATTGCCTGTTCCATCAAAACTAACGCCTGAAGCGACCACATCCCCTGCTATGGCGATTGTACGACCAGTTGCTAAAGCAGTAGCTGTAGAAGCATTACCTGTAAGAGCAGCAGTCACTGTTCCAAACTCTACATCATCTGTAGTTCCAACTGCCTGACCAATAGATATAGTTGGAGTTGCTGTTTCTCCACTATTGTTTGCTAATGTGATTCCTGTTCCTGCAACTAAGCTAGAAACATATGAGCCTGTAGTATCTGTACCTAATGCAACACTATTAGCTTGAATTGTTGTAGATATTGATATTCCTGCTGTTCCATCAAAGTTTGCAGTACCAACTACATCTCCTGAAAGTGCTATGGCTCTAGTTGTTGCTAATGCAGTTGCTGTGCTTGAATTACCAACTAAAGCACCTGTGACCTGATTAAATACAACATCATCACCTGTACCTACACTTTGCCCTATTGCAAAGGTCACACCATTGCCTGAAGCTGTACTTGAAACACCAGTACCACCAAGCAAAGATAAAGTCTCTGAATCAAGGTCTATAGCTATTGTTGATGAGCCATCACTTATATCTAGGTCTTGTGCAGTAATATTTGCATCTACATAAGTTTTAATTGCTTTAGCTGAAGCAACAGTTGTATCAGTAGCAGCAACACTAGTGAGATCAGTATCTAGTACACCTGATTTAAGATTATCTAGTTCTATGTTAGAAACAGTATTGTTATCTACATCAATTGTTTTATTTGTTAATGTTTGACTACCTACTAAGGTAGCAACAGTAGAATCAATTGCAAAAGTAACACCATTACCTGATGCTGTGGAATCTATTCCTGTACCACCTAGTAATGATAATGTTTCACTATCAAGGTCAATTGCTATGTCATTAGAGCCATCAGAGACATCTAAATCCTGTGCTGTAATGTTTGCATCAACATATGCCTTAATTGATTGCTGTGATGCAACTTTAGTAGCTGAATCACTAGCAAAATTGTCTTCATCTAAAAATGCACTACCTGATAAAGCTGTGTTTAATACTGGGCTATTTAAAACTGGACTTGTTAGTGTTTTATTGGTTAATGTTGATGTTGTTCCTGAAAAATATGTATCTAGCCTTGTTATGGCTATTTGTTTCATAGTTCCATTGTCATTTACTATGAATTGGTCTGCATCTACTAAAACAACTGAACTTGCACTGGTATCACCATCTAAAACATTGATCTCTGTACCAGTTGTAGTAATAGCAACTGAACCATTTAGTTTTGGTGCAGTAAGTGTCTTATTTGTTAGTGTCTGTGTACCTGTAAGCGTTGTGACAGTGCTATCTATTGCAAGTGTTATATTGTTACCACTTAAACTAGAAGTTAAACCTGTGCCACCTAAGATTCCAAACACTTCTGAATCTAAATCTATAGAACCATTATTACTACCATCAGTAATATCTAAATCTTCAGCAGTAAGTTGTGTATCAACATAAGCCTTAATAGATTGTTGTGAAGCTACCTTTGTTGCACTATTTGATGAGAAATCGTCTTCATCTAAGAATGCTGAACCTGATATTGATGTATTAAATACAGGTGTGGTTAAAGTCGGTGATGTAAGTGTTTTGTTAGTTAATGTCTGTGTACCTGTTAAGGTCACAACTGTTGCATCTATAGCAAAGCTGACATTATTGCCACTGGCAGTAGAACTAATACCAACACCACCTAATAAACCTAATGTTTCGCTATCTAAATCAATAGCAATGGTGGTTGTTCCATCTGTGATATCTAAATCTTGTAAAGTGACCTGTGCATCAACATAAGTCTTAATACTTTGTTGAGTGGCTAATGCAGTAGCACTATTAGTAGCCATGTTATCTTCATCAAGAATTGTATTTACAGTTATGCCACCACCATTTAACTGTAAGTTGTATATTTTTTGTGTGAGTGATTGTGCTTCTGTTGTATCTGAAGCTGTCCATGTTGTATTAGCATTATCATAAACAAGAACAGCACCATTATTAGTTGAACCTGCTGTATTTTGGTCAATACCTCTACCCATGATTGCACTAGGACCAGCAACTCCTTGTGTGCCAACTGTAGTGACTGTTATTCCACTGGTACTGGTTATTTCAATCTGATTAACTGTACTAACACTTGTTACAGTAATGGAATCTACTGTACTCATGTTGTTATATTCCTTCTGATACTATAAGTACCCTCTATAAGTCTCGTAACAACACCAGCACCACTTGTAATCTCTAGGTCAAAGACACCATCATCTGATTCAAGATTTGCTGTATCTGTTGCTGTTATTAGTAATACAACAGTACCTGCATTACCACCCATAGTCATACGACCATTTGATGTTGTTAGGGATAGGATTGTTGCAGTTGCATCAGGTTTTTCTTTCAGTGACATAGCACCTGTAAAACCTGTTAAGTTTATTACTGCGTTAGATGAATCTTTAAGCGTAAGTGTCTGACCAAATGTAGCACCCTGCTCTATAATAAAATGATGATATCCTGCACTCATTAAAACTTCCTATAAATTGCATGGTATCTACCATTTAGCTTCTGCTATGTTAACTATAACAAAGAATTTAACTTGATGCTTTCTTTGTTGTTTTCTTTTTAGTAGTTTTCTTTTTTGCAGTTGTTTTCTTTACTGGTGCTTCTCCACCTTCCCATGCTTCATTTACATCAGGAGTTGAAAGGTCATCACCTATAAGTTGTCCTTTATCGTTTCTTGCTCTTTTGACTTCTTTAACTTCTGCTACAACATCTAATGTTTCTTCAACAGAATCTACTTTAACTTCCATAGCCCATCCATTGTTAATGAATGTTTCCATGACTGAATCTTGCCATTCACCTTGTGAATCAATGATCTCATTAGCTTTGTAAAGTCTTACTTCAGTTCCTTTCTCATTGCTTGATGCTGGTTTAGGAACAATTATTTTAAATTTTCTTGTCATGTTTATTTACCTAAAAAGGGGGGTAATTAAACCCCCCAAAGTTTGCTCAATTAAGCGTTATGGATAGTGTTTGACTTAGGAGCAACACGAGGTCTGCTCTTTACAATCACGCCACTAATAGGCGTACCATTTGAATGAGTTCCAGTTTTAGCTAGAACTAATCTTAAATAGCGTTTACCACCTACATAACCAATCTGCCAATCTCCACCTGTAGTACTAGGGTCTCCATCTGTAGTACCATCAAGTTTCAACCAAATTCCACCAGCAGCTATTGTCCCATTGATAACATCAGCCTGTACACAATCGGTAAAGGTAGAATCATCATCAGAATGCTCTAATGAAATTTCAAAATAGATTGAGCTAGAAAGAGTATCTCCCTCTGCTCCTGCATCTATAATAGCAGTTGCTTCCTCAAAGCCTTTAAGGTCTACAGTTGTACCATTGGCACCAGCAGTCTTAACAGCGTTGATAATTGAATTACTTACGACAATATTATGTGTTAAATCTTGCATATATTACTCCTTAAGTAGAACATTTAAGTTTAGAGATAGCTTCTGCTTGTACTATTTGACCACCCACTCTCTTTCTAGCAATGTATCTTACATTACCAGTAGTAGCTTGTGTGAATGGGTCTCTTAGAACAGCTAAGTTAACTCTGTCAACAATCATATAAGCCCTTCTGAAGTCACCGAATGCAACTGGGAAAGTGTTAGCACCTTCACTTGGCATATCTGTAGCTTCAACATAAGGCTGTCCAAGAATAGTGTTTGTAACACCACCCTGTAAAGACATTCCTGCTTGGAACACATACTGACCAGCAGTATCTTTTAGTTTTCTTATTTTAGCTAAAGAAGTTCTGTTAAATACAAAAGTTCCATTTCTAGAATAATCAGACTTAATGTTGTGTACCAATGAGATAAGTCCGTCAGCAGTAATTTCATCTGCATCACCTGAATTTACATGAGAAACACCTGAGTGGTCCATAAATCCATGTGGTTTGCCGACTGAATCACCAGTAACAAAAGCAGTACCTTCAGCTTTTGCAAATTGCTCTGCAAATTCTGATTGCATTTCTGCTTCTAAGTCAAATACTGTGTCTTCTAAGTCTTGCTCAGAGATATCCACTAGTGCATACATTTCGTGTGCAGGGATTTCTTCAAGTCCGACTGACCAACCAGTAGTTTCACTTCTTGTGCCACTTTCTGATACCCACTGTGCTGAAAACTGTCCATCCCTTTTAGGAACTTGTATGCTTCTTGCACCAGTAGAA